ATGGAGAGATAGACCCAATCAAGAGCGATATGGCATGGTTGTTAATTTTAGAAATAATAAATTCAAGTTATTATTTGATAGACCTATGATTAATGGAGTAAAGGTTCCAAAAAATGAACTTGAACTTACACTTGGCTTATTTTATATGAGCGACTATTACTATGTTATTCGTGATAAAAAATTACAAGAGCTATTAGGTTAAGATTAAAATAAATCAAAATATATTTTTTTATTCGGAATAAAAGCTTTATCTTTATAGTATGAAAAATAGATTAGAAGAAATAGTAGAGATACTAAAGAATAACGAAGATAAGATTAGTAGTATGTCTAATAAACAATTTTTAGAGCTACTTAATCCTGATATAGATTTTACTCCTAAACCATTCACAAAAGAAGATGAAGAATTCTTTACTTCATTAAATCCTCAAGGAGCTAACAACAATTTAATATATACAATATGAGAGATATAAAAGATATAATAAAAGAGCTAGAAGCTCACCCCGATTATATTGATAGTTCAGTATGGACTGTTGATAGAGTAATAAATCATATAAGCTTTGAGATTTCTTGGAGTAAGGAATTATATGACGAAGTAGAGAATGATGACTTTGATGAGTTTTCATATCTTGACAATGATGATGATGAGGCTGAATATGAAGAAGAAAGTAGAGTGGAATTACCAGTCATAACAAAGGATATGATTACTGATAGTGAGTGGTCTATGATTAAAGATAAAATAAGTGGAGAGTTATGTGATTTCATACACGAGACCAATATGATTGATGTAGAGGGATTATCTTTGTATAAGCCTTTAATAAGAGAAATGAAAATTAACCAAATAATAGAAGAGAAATGAAAGTAGAGATTAAACAAATTGGAAAGAAGTTGGTGTATAGTGTTATAGAACCTAATGGTGATGTTAAAAACTATACCCATACATTTATTAGTGAGGTAGAAGCGACTAAACATTTAGATAGAATGACGCCGAGACACTGGAAGTTAGACACTCCTAAGCAAGAATATGATGAATTCATCAACTGGATATATGGTGAAAAGAAACCACCAGTTGTTCGTAATGAAGATAAAGAGTTTTTTAGTGATGAGATAAAATTAAAATAAAATGTGTTAAGAAAGTGGTGGGTTTAAGAAAAAACAATAATATATATATATATCATATATAATCTTATTCACTTTATAACACTTTTATATATTTACTATAAATAATCCTCACTTTCTAAACTTTGTTATTCATTTTGTATATATACTATATGAAGATAATTATACCAGAACAAGTAATAAATTCCATAGATGGATTTAAGAGAAAAGATGTAAGAGATGTAGCCTATAAAATATACTGCGCTCTAAAAGGAAGAGAAGAAAGAAAAAACCCACAGTCAGGTTTCTTTGATGTTCCATCCGAATACCTAAAATCTATAAATGTAAGATACTATAAAATTATAGATAAGTTCTTACAAGATGGTATCATTAAATACTATTCACGACCAACAGGAGACCCAAAAGATATATTTAATACTATACAGAAAAAGTATTACAATAAGTCGTTAGGATTTTGTATGAAATATAAATTTCTTATTGATACGGAAATAGGAACTGAATATGATTTTGATACTGAAAATCCGAATAATATGAGATGGTATGATTTAATTAAGTCATCTCTTATATCTCTCTCATACGAGCCAAAGATTAGCCGAGACACCTTTGGAAGAAGAGTTCATCATAATGCTATCTACGACCATAAAACCTTCTTAAAAGATAAAGGGTTCAGTATTATAGATGCTAAATGTTCTCAACCAAGATTACTTTATTTAATAATGAAGGAAAAAGGAATATATGATAAAGAGTTTTATGATATATTTGAGACAAGTGATGATTTTTATTTATATTTAGTAGAACATCTAAAATTAAAAACAAGACAAGAGGCAAAAGACCTATTTATGTTTTGGATTAATGCTGATGGTTATGTTCCTAATACTGGTATATTCCAACTATTCCAAACAACTTCTAATTTTATTAAGTCATTAAAAACAAGAAGCTATAAAGACGCATCAGCGTTCTTACAAAGAAAAGAAGCAAAGATTTGGATTGATGACTTATTAGAAAATATACCTACAAGCTTTGCTCTACCTATTCACGATGCTTTATTAGTAAATACATTAGATGCTCGTGAAGTATTAGCATATTGTAGAAATAAATACCCACAAATAGAATTTGAAGTAAAAGAACTGTAGGGGTCATATATATTTTAATATATATCATATAAAAAATAATAATTAGATATGGAAAAGTTTTACAAAGACCTTAAAGAAGGACAAACTGGAGAAAAAGCAATAGCTAACTTCTTAAATGATAATGGATATGAAGTTTTAAGATATAATAATGATAAGCTGTGGGATATAATAGCACTCAATGCTTCTAACAAACCTGTTTTATTTGAGGTTAAAACAGACAGGTATGAACTTTACAAAGGAAAAACTGGTAATATGTTTATAGAGACATCTTGTGGTGGGAAGCCGTCAGGCGTATCATCTACCGAAGCCGATTGGTTCATTTATTATCTACCTGATTTTAATGAGGCTTACTTCATAAAAACAAAAGAGTTAAAAAAGCACCTTCTTATAGAAGGATTTAGATACGCAACGAGGTCTGGTGATAATGGAAAAGTAAGAGGTCATCTCATTAATAGAGAAAAGTATTCACACTTATTTCATATTCATAAAGTAGATAGTAAATACTTTAATCCTTAAATATATCTTTCGTAGAAGAATTGCCCCTGTCTAATATAGCTTTTAATTTGTCCCATAAAGACCAGTTAAATAACTTCTTGAAGCTCTCATCTAAACTCTTAAATTCAACTACGCAGATAAGTCCAGCAGCAATTTTAGATATAGGTAGAACTTTATCAAGAACATATACTTCTAAAAAGAATACTGATAAAATAGCTACTGTATATAAAACCATTTTACTTATTGTATTACCCATTTTCCTTGACGTAATAGGTTCATCTAATTTATAAGCCTTATATATCGCAAAGATAAAATCAGCCATTACAAGAAACCCTACTGTTAAAATCAAGGGTATTACGGGCGAAAGAACACCCACGATTACTATTACTAAACTCATTGCGTGTTCCGAAAACCAATTCCTCATTTTTTATTATCTTTTTTTATATTATCAATAATTACTTCAACTAATAATTCCTCAGCTGATTTACTCTTTTCTTCTTTTTCTTTAATGAACTTATTAAGCTTATTAAGATTTTTCTTATATATGTTTCTCATAGATTACCAATTCAACGGCGTCCCCCATGGTTCATCGCAACAACTTGGGTCTCCGTGTCCATTATCAGGTTTTTTATTCGGAGCTATATTACCAGACCAACCACTAAAATATGATGTTCTTTTAGGTCTAATTCTATCTATACCGACGCTTTGGAAGTATTCGGGAAATGAACTCGGGTCATTAATTATCTGTTCTCTAATACGTTGATTATAGAATTCTGCGTAATGTCTAACATTCTCTCTCATATATTTTAATTCTGCTAATCCAGTCGTAGTAGCATTATCAGTTGTCTTACTTAAAATAGATTTATTAGTTAATTTATATTGTATAGAAGGTAGGGAATGCCATACAGCCCAGTGGCATAAAGCAGGTTGAATAAAGTTATTTAATAACAATTGATACTTTGGTTGATTTACTATATCACCTGTATATACTAAATCCATTATCTTTTGATATAAAGCATAACCTATAATCTCTTGAATGTTTGTATCTTGAGCTATAATCACAGATGGATTAATTAAATCAGCATCTGTGTTTCTGTCTATTGTTGAGTGTATAAATACATATTCAACATCTATTAATTGAACGAACATTATTGAGTTGGATTATTTTTTATTACTGGTGCTGTTATTACTAACTTATCAGCATCTTCTTCCGAATAACCATTAATAGTTAATAAGCTTTTCTTCGCATCATCCGATATAGGAGCCGATAAAATAGAAAGTATATCACTAATTGAAACATCCATCTTTGAAAAGTTCAACTCATATTCATTCAATTCAATTTTATCAGCAATACCATTCACACGAGCTAATCTGTTAAGTATCTTTTCTATAAATCTTTGTTTCGGAACTATATATTGAGACCTGAATAATTCTAATGAGTTAAGAATTTGATTTTGAGATGAGAATATACCACCATCACCATTTGATAAACCGAAAAGGGCTGGGTCATTTGCTCTATGAGCTCCTAATATACCTTCTGTAATTATATCATTTAATTCAATATACTTACTATCATTTGAATTACTTTCAATTGGACTAATAACTGGTGCGCTATCCTTATCTTCACTATAAGTAATGAATGCTCTGCCACCACCTTTTGGACCTGCTAATTGACGAGTTAATTTTCTATCATTAAAAGTCATCTCTTCATCAGTTGGAATACCAGTTGGAAAATTAATAAACATAGAAGGTGCGAAACCATTTTTAATGTTAGATAAATGAAATTGTGAAATCTCATATTCCATCTCTATCCATCTTGAACCAGAGATATATTCTGGAACACCATAAAAGTATTTACCAGCTTGGTATGTCTTTACATATAATAATTGATTTGGTTCAGTTCTATCAGCCGTTGAAAATCCAACATAAGGAACAGGTCTATTTTCTTCTTTATTAGTATCGGACCAATCTTTAGATATAAGATAGCTTTCCTCATCACCGATTTGTTTTGGAACAGCTATTCTCATAGATTGCGGGTTCATATAATTAATCTCTGCTATCTTTGTTCTATCTTTACTCCATACTATATTCAAAAGAAAAGCACCATATACTTCTAAATCATAACCAATACGAGCAGAGATTTCATCCATATCATATTCATTAGTTATATTAGCAATCCAAGTAAGAGCCTCATTTGATAAGTTTTTTCTTAATATACCATTACCAGAAATCATAGAAGCTTTTTGATGTATAATAGCATTATGTTTTGGACTTCTATCTATTAATGATATGTAATAATCTGGCATCATATTATCTTCACCGAAGTTAATACATCCTGTTCTTTGATTAATGCTTTCCTTATATTGAGGAATGTCTTTACCAATTGAAGTGAATTCAAAAGACCTTAAAGCTAATCCTTTTTTCTTATCACTATTATCATCAAACTCTTTTTCTATATCTTTATTCATATTTATATTCTATTTTGATTTCTATATACCTGCGTCGGTGTATTATTTGTTTCTGTATATGATGGTGTTTCCGAATGTGGAGCATCTATTGTTAAAACTCCCGTCTTTACCATACCTAATGAATTACTTAAATCTAAATCATATGGATTAGCCATCTCATAAACCTCATATGAAAATGTTGATGCTGGTATATCTATAACTCCATTAAAAGGGTCTGTGTCCGATGATATAGAAAAAGTAAATGAAGACCAATAATAAGGAACTGATGAATAATCATCCGCAGTAAATATAGTAGTAGCATTACTATCTTTATCAATAAGCTTCCAAGTGAAGTATGGATTTACTACATTCTTACAATTATCATATAATGTAATTACTACCTTTGATGAACCTATTGGATTTAAGTATATCATTATTCTTCTTCTTTTTTATCAACAAAGAATTCCTCTTCATCAACCTCTGGTAATTCAATTACTATATCATTTTCAAATAACCACTCATAACCTGCTTTATAGAATGGTTCATACAGACCAACTTCTAATTCTCTTACCCATAACATTTTACCCGTAAAAGGACAAGATATGGTTAAATCTAAATGTTCTTCTTTTATCTTCATATCATTAAATATATCTTTATGAATAATTATCAAATAAAAAACCCCCCACACATAAAAGTAGAGGGGGGTTTAACTATTATCTATAATAGATTAAACAATTAATGAAATCGCTGCTGACGCTTGAACTTCATATAAAGGTTGGTCTTCTTTAGATGTGAAAGTGATAGTAGCACCATTTAAGTCAGTTCCAACTTTTCCTAATCCTGCTTCAATTGCTGAAACTTGAACTGGTCCGCCTTTACCCATTAAAAAGTAATTACCATTTTTATCCAAAATAAGTATTCTAAATACTCCTTGACCTAATGTTTTGATTTGATTAATCAAAGCTGCGTTCATACCATTAACATTAATAGATAATGTTTGAGTATATGTAATCGCGTTGTTCTCTGTATTAATTTCAGCTGGTGAAGTAAATGATGAAGTTTCAATTGGTTGTTGGAAAGTGTAGAATGAAGTAGTAGCTCCACCAAAAGCAGTGATTATACTATTTGTTCCGTATGTATAAGTCATACTTGTATCATTCCAGCTTCCAATAAAAACCTTTTGAACTCCAGCAGTAGTCTTACAACCAATCTGGTATCCTGATGTTATTAAACATGCCATTTTTGTTTTTATATTTTTTTATTTATCTCTATGGGTTTGGAATTAATCCTCCCCCTTTAACGAGATAATTTAATTTGTTTTATCTATTACTTAAAATAAACAATGTTTTGGTAGTAATAAGCATTAGCACCGATTTTGAATTTAGCTCTAAAATAAACAGTATCATAAAGGTCTTCATACCAAATTCTAAATTTAGAGTAATCAGTATCTAAATCAGTTCCCATTGCCAAGTTTTTAGCGTTAGTTAATAATCTTTTCTTTGTTCCGTTTAATCCTCTTACAGCAACAATTCTAATGTTTTGACCTGGATACATAAAAGTCCATCTTGATGCTCCATTTTCTTCTTGTCCTATTGTATAGTGGAAGTAATTAGCATTTCTTAAAGCTACTACTAATGTATTAAAATCAGCGTAAGATAAGAAAATAGTTAAATCACTTTCAGTTAAGATTTGAGATGCTGATGTATTCATAGCATTAATCATACCATCAACGATAGCGATTGCGTTATCAACAGTCATAGTTGTAGCAACAGAGAATGTTCCGTTTCCAGATACTGTAGATAAAGTAGCTCCTGTGTAATCTAATGTTTCTAATAAACCAGAACATAAAGTTAAGTTAGTATCAGTTGAGTATCTACCTGGAGTTGGAGAAGCTTTCCAGAATAAATCATCCATAAAAGCTTGTAATTTTGCTTGTTTATCAGCTGTATAAACTTGTGCGAATTGTTTTGGAGATAATTCTTCATTATAAGAACCAGCAGCCATAAACATACCCAACCAGTATTGTTCTAAATCATTTTCACAAATGCTTTCTTCAACTTTGATAGGACATACTGATAAAGTGTTTTGAGTAATAACTACTGAACCAGTTGGTGATATGAAACCACATCCACCCGCTACTGCGTTAAAAGATGAAGTCATTTTGTTTAATGCTTCCGCATTTTTGATGTTAGGAATAACTGTGATATACTTAAAAGTTTCACCGCCTAAAACACTTTCTCTAACTAATGCTTGTGATAATTGGTCTGTGTATTTACTCAAACCTGATAAATCAATTGTATTTGCCATTTTGTTTTTTTATTTTTTTTTTACACTTATTAGTATTTTGTTCCTAACTTGTATTTGTTTTTTAATTGTTTTAATTCTTCAATTTCATTCTTAAATCCAGAAAAAGATACATCAGCTGTTTTACCAACTTTAATACTTCCTGTAGCAGGAGCCTCAGCAATTTCTTTAATTTTACTCATTGCCATCTCTTGAGCATTAGACATACCTTGTAATAATTCCAAGATTTGAGAGATTTGACTTTCTAAACTTGAAATTCTGTCTTCTACTGAATTTTCAGCAGCTTCAACTTCTGGTTCTTCACCTTCCACTTCCGCTTCACCTACTGGTGCTGCTACCATTTCAGCTGGGTTCATAGGAGTTTCCTCTACTTTACCTGCTTCTTCTGGTGCTGCTTCACTAATGCTTTCAACCTTACCACCTGATACAACGATACTTCTACCATCTTCCAAGTCATATGGTCCATCACATGGAACCTTAGCTCCATCAGCATCTAACGTAAAACATTCTGTTCCTTCTGCTAGTGTCTCGCCTTCTGGAGTATTAATCTCCGAACCATCTTTTAACTTAACAGCTTCACACTTTACGTCTTCTACCATAGTGGATGAAAAAGTCATAAGATTTTTAAGGTTTTCCTTAATCTTTAATATAGCTTCATTTTTATCCATTTTTTATTTATTTTTTTTGTCTTACTCATAAATATATAGTAAGTATTTTTTATCATTTCAAACTATTTTAATGAACCACCACTTGTATATGGTATTCCTTTAACTACTAATAATTTATATACTGCTGCTCCGACAGAAGGAGTTTTACCGACCCACCATCTTCCTAATCCTGATGTATCATCACTTACACAAGAAGCATTACCTTCAAATATATCACGGAATAAATCAAAATCAACTGAATAATAAGTATATCTCTCACCACCATCAAATTCAATTACCATTTCAAATGTTTCATCATTATATAAAATCTTATTTACATTTGAACTATCTGGTGATGACCTCCACTTCTTAAATGATGTTAGTATTTCATTAATCTCATTATCATCTAAATTATCAATAAAGTATTCCATATCTTTTTCAATACTATATTCTAATGGTCTCTCACCCATAATTCCTTCAATTGAAAATCCGAACTTACCTAAATCTTTAACTTGTTCCTTCCAGAACTTTTTATTATCTATCTTAATAGAAACCATCCAAGTTCCAACTGGAACATTAAAACCATATAACTTTGACTTATCATAGTAAGGGTCTTCAACAATCCAATTCTCCATTATATAACCATCTACCATCTCATTTGAATGGTCTATATTAACTCTTCTATTTGTTCCTGATGAGTTGAACTTTTGAACTAATTTAAGTATAGTTTCTTTTTTGAATATATTATAGTAATAATCACCATTATCATCTTTTCTTAAAATCTTAAAATCTGGTATCATAGCCGGTCCAACTATAATTTGTTTATCATCCTGAGTTTTGAATTGGTAATCCTTTGTTATACCTTCTTTATTGAAAGCCACACCCATCATCTCAATAGCAGGTTCATCAACAATACTTAATAATCTTATACCAGTTCCAATAGTATCATCACATACAATTTCTCTTATTGGGTATTCGTCTTTGTAAATCTTTTTCATATTACTTTTTTATTTTTATCTTAATGTTGTTGTTGCTCTTACTTCTACTTGTGATATATTCTTTTGAGTATTCGTTATATCACTTTCTAATACATATATTCTTTGAGACATTCTCTCACCGCTACCACCACCCTGTCCTAATTTATAGAATTGAGGTGCTGAAAAACTATTACTACTTGATGATGATGAATTACCCGAACCAGAACCAGCACCAGCTGATGATAGAACTGGTGGTTTTGGAGGAGCTCCACTATCACCTTCCTTTGTAGCTAAAATCTTTGCTATATTAGCAGCACCAGCTACGGCAACAGCTATCATAGAAGCTATACCGACTGGATTTGGAATTGGTCCATAAGCTAATGGAGATGCTGCTAATGACTTCATAATACCTGAAGCAGTATCCATTACAGCTGACCCTAATTGAAATGCTTTATTCCTTTTGAATTCTTTTGACTTTAGTTCTTTATTAAAGTTGTATATAGCTAATTTTGTTTCATACTCACTTGTAGCTTCTGCGTCTTGTATCTCCTTTTTCTTTTGTGCTAATTGTTCTGCTGTTATAGTTCCAGCAGCAGCTTCATCTTCTAATGTTTGTATTCTTACATCATTAGTATATTTCATATCTTCAATTTTCCTCTGCTCTGTAGCATTATACTCATCACCCTCTTGTTTCATCTTCATAGAAGCTATATCACCAATAGAATTAAGAGCTCCTTTAACTGTATCTATATACTGGGCATATAATGTTAATTGTTTTGCTACCTTTTCTCTTTCCTTATCTAATAATAACTTATTACTATTATCTACACTATCAAGATAATCTTTGTCTAATTGTTTTAAGTCATCTTTATACTTTTGTTCTATAACTAACTTTTCATTAACTGTAGCATTTGTGTCTTCTAAATCAATAACGGCTTTAAGAGCGAGAGCATCCTTCTTTGCTTTTAATTCCTCCATAGAACCTTCTTTCGTCAGCATAACTGATAGTTCTTTTTGAGCTATTAAATCTTTATTAACTTTATCTATACTTGCCTTTGATGCTTCTGCGTCTTTTGTAGCAGCTTCCTCTGTTGCTACGCTAATCTTTGCTTTTGTTTCTTTATCAATTTTTAGAAGCATTGCTTTATCACCCTCATATGAGTTCTTTTTAGTATTACTTTCTATCTCCAATAATTTTATAGTAGATGAAAGCCGTTCCTGATTTAATTTGAATTGTTCTTTAACAAATTCAGCTTCTGCTTTAAGGTCTAAATACCCATCCTTACCTGGTTTCTTATTTAATAAATCACCAAGTTTTAATAAAGTATCAACATATGCTGCCTGAGCTTCTACATTCTTGGTTTGATACTTTTCTCTTATCTTCATATCTTCTGCCTGATATAAAGCTTCTCTTTTTAATTTATACGCATCCCATTTGATTTGAAACTCGGAAGATTTTGACCTTCCATTTTCATCTACCTTATATGTCTTTGCGTATTTTTCCAAGTCCATAGTATATGATTTTAGATTAGAAGCGGTCTCCCTATCCATATCATTTTTAATAAGCTTTATAGACATATCATCCATAACTTGATTAAATTCTTGACGGATTTTTATTCTATCATCTAACGCAGTTTTATATTTAGCTTTTGTATCAGCATCAGCCTTAGCCTGCTCATCACTTATCCTTTTATTATTCTTTGCGTCTAATACTAATCCTTTGTTGTAAGCATCTTCAATTAATCTTACATGTTCCGTTAAAGCTTCCTTCTGTTTTCCATCAGCATCTCCCTCAACAGACATTTTCTTTTGAATAGCTGCTATCTGGTCTGCGTTTGACCTTTGAACTGCTAATAGTTTTTTCTTTTCTATATCAAGGGTTGATAATCCAGCAGCTTCAGCCATCGCTATCTCTTGGTCGTATTTTCTAACCATAGCATCCTCTGTCTTTTTAGCATTTTTAATTTGATTATCTGCTGCTTCCGACGCAGCAAAGTCGGTAATACCAATCCAATCAGCAAAATCTTTAAGAGCCTGAATAACAACATCTACTGCTGCTCCGAAAGCTTCAATAGCTAACCTTAAAGGAATAATTTTATCATAAAACTTTACAACAACAGCTACTAATCCTATAATAACGGCTGCTAATAAGAGTATTGGATTAGTAAGAATAGCTTTACCTAATTGAACTATTGATTTAGTAAGAGCTCCTACTCCACTTTCACCAAGAGTTTTCATAGATGAACCTAATGATTTGAAGTCCAACTTTTTAATTACTCCTGTAAGTTTATCAAATTCACCAGATAAGGCTTTTGGTAATTGTTTAAGACCATCAAAAGCTATTTTAACTTTATCTAAATCCATATTACTTAAACCATCTTTTAATAAATAAGTTGATGATGTTAATCTCTCCATACCAGAACCAGCAAATGATTTGAAACTATCATTTAAGTCCCCAATTTTACCTTCTGTCTCATTAATACCATCAACTAACTTTTGAAAATCAGGTGATGATTTATCTACATCTTGTTGAGCTGAAACTAATTCTTTCAATGCTCCTCTTAATTCACGAACACTCTTCGCTGAATTAGCCGTATTGATAAGTATGTCTATATTTGCTTTATTATCTGCCATATCCTTAAATATACTTTTATTTATTTTTATTATATAGCCGGAGCAAGAGTTGTCCTTTTAGCTTTAATTAAAAGGTCATAATCACTCGCTGAACCAGCAATCGTAATTACTATATCAAACCAATTACCAGTTGATTTTACAAATGAAACTGATATAGCCCTACCAGATGATAAAGTAGATTTAAGAACTTGGTCTTCAGTTCCAATTAAAGTTCCAGTATTATCCATTACTCTTGTAGTTTTAGACCAATACATTTCACCTGAACCAGACCCAGCATTAATCATAGCTTCTATATCTAATTCAATAAGATTTACGCTCTTTACTGAACCAGAGAAATAATTACCAGTTCTTACTGTGAATGATGTTCCACCAACTGCGGCACTTCTTTGAATATAAGTGCTTTCATATCCACCACCAGTATCAAGTCGGGTAAATAAAGGAGCTACTTGTAATGAGGCATTTGAATATGAACCTCTATTAATACTTACGGTTCCAGTTATAGGTTGGTCTCCTGGGTCTCCACTTACTAATAAAGTATTATATAATCCGAATGCTGAACCTGTTCCTGATGATATATCAACACCAGATATATAAACAGTATCCGATAAAACGGCATTAATGTTTCTACCAATAGCTGTTGTATTACTTACATTAGAAGCAAAGGTTATATTATTACCGAAGATTTTAGAATTATAAGTTGTATTTGGAACTATATTATCATCTCCGAATACAGTAGCGCTTGATGAATTGACCTGATTATTAGAACCAATAATCATAGATTGTGTCACCGCTGCTGAAATTATATTATTATCACCAACAATATATCCAACTGAACTTGTTCCGATTACATTACGAGAACCGA